GAGATAAAACCCCTATTATCGAATCTGATGAAAAAGTTTATGCAGGATGTTACGTGAATGCTGTTGTAGATATTTGGATTCAGAACAACAAGTTCGGCAAACGTGTTAATGCAAATCTTTACGGAATTCAATTCGTTAAAGACGGTGAGCCGTTCGGCTTAGGTGCTACAGATGTTACCGAAAGCTTTGACGATTTAGACGACCTATAACCTTAGGGGCTCCGGCCCCTTTTCTAATTATGAAAAACTTTGTTGTTTTAGACTGTGAAGTCTACCCTAACTATTTCTTAGCTGCCTTTAAAAATATTGATAACGAGAAGATTATTACTATTGAATCCAGGGGAGCTGATAAATCGTTAACACAAGAAGCTATTAAAAAGCTAAATACAATCATGCATAAACGTACTACGTTCGGATTCAATTCCAACAAATACGATATGCCGATTATCCTCTTTGCATTAGCAGGAAAAACCTGTAGGGATATACATAAACTATCCGACTATATCATCCATGAGAATTCGCCTAATTGGCAAACCATGAAGCGTTTTGATTTAACCCAACCTAAAGGCTATTCTCATTTTGATATATCCGATCCAGCACCAGGCGTAATGGTTAGTCTTAAGCTCTATGGTGGAAGGATGAACTCTAAACGATTACAGGATCTACCTATTAGTCCAGGAACAATGTTAACTGAACACGAGATGGATGAAACGCTTGATTATTGTATAAATGATCTAAATACTACTATCGATCTTTATCGTAAGGTGGAGGATAGGATTAAATTACGCTACGATATGTCCGAACAATATGGAGTAGATTTAAGATCTAAGTCTGATGCACAGATTGCCGAAGTGGTTATTAAGTCCGAATTAACAAAGAAATTTCCAGGCAAAAGGATTAAAAGACCTACGATTAAAAGTTCAACTACATTCAAATACGCCATACCTAGCTACATAAAATTTGAGAGTAAACAACTCAATGAAGCATTAGATTTTATGCGTAAACATTTCTTTGAATTAGATAAGAAAGGTTCGATCAAATTACCTAAAGAGCTTAAATCTATGAAAATAGATATAGGTGAATCTAGATACCAACTGGGAATTGGAGGCATTCATTCGACAGAGCATAACCAAGCAGTCACTCCCAAAGATAGCGAGATACTATGTGACAGGGATGTAGCGTCATACTACCCCGCTATTATTTTAAACTTAAGACTATACCCAAGACATCTCGGTGAATCATTCTTAGATATCTATCAAGGTATCGTAGATGAAAGACTCGAAGCTAAAAGATCTGGGAATTTAATTGTAAATCAATCACTTAAGATTGTTATCAACGGATCCTTCGGCAAACTTGGGAGCAAATGGTCAATCATGTATGCACCAGACTTAATGATGACTGTAACCATGACGGGACAACTGGCTTTATTGATGCTAATCGAACGCCTAGAAATTGCAGGAATTAAGGTTATCTCTGCAAATACCGATGGCTTTGTATCTATCATGGACAAATCACTTTACGAGACGTACGATGATATCTGTTTCCAATGGGAGTTAGATACAGCTTTTGAGTTAGAAGAAACGAGGTATCAAGGCTTATATTCCCGGGATGTTAACAACTACGTGGCTTTAACTGAACACGGAGCAAAAGGCAAGGGGATATTCAATATAAATCAAATTACTAAAAATCCTGCTGCAACTATTTGTATTACCGCTGTGACAGAATATCTAACTAAGGATAAAGACATCGAGGAAACAATCCGAGGGTGTGAAGACATCACTCAATTCCTAACAGTTAGATCAGTTACAGGCGGAGCAGTTTGGAGAGGACAATATTTAGGTAGAGTTGTACGTTGGATCTATTCTACAGACGGTGAAAAAATCACTTATAAAAAGAATGGTAACAAGGTACCTAAATCTGATGGGTCAAGACCTGTTATGGAAATCGGGGGTATGGAGCAGGATATAGATTATATGCGATATATCGAAGAAGCGCATTCTATATTGGAAGATATAGGATTTTAATAAAATACATTTTACATAACGTAAAATAGGTATATAATAGATATTTTAACTAAAGGAGAGAATAATGAGCGAATCAGAAAATTCAATGATCAGAGCTATTGCAAAAATGCATTTAAAGTTCGGTATTACATCAAGACATCTTAAATGGTCAGAGGATGAAAAAGATTTTAGACTTTTAGCAATGCAAGAAGAATTAGATGAGTATATGAATGCAGTAACCAAAGAGGAAGAATTAGATGCTTTAATAGATCTAATCGTTTTTGCAATGGGTACGGCAGAAAGGCAAGGCTTTTTAGAAGTATTTGAATAAGCTTTCATGAGGGTTATGCGAGCTAATTGTAATAAAGAGGTAGGTACAAATGCTAAAAGAGGAAATTTTGCTATTGATCTAGTTAAACCTGAGTACTGGCATGCCCCGGATCTGACGGACTTAGTTAATATAGAAAATAGGCAAATAGAAATGTGGGAATATAAACACGAGGACTTACCTAATGGATGTTAATGAGACTCTAACTCAAAGAGGTAATAGGTACGGTGACTTTAAAGATGTTGCCCAAGTTACTGAAGACTTAATGAATGTAATTCTTGACTCGCCACAATGGGAAAACCTAACACCTGTTCACAGACAAGCATATCATATGATTTTTAGTAAGATAGCAAGATCTGTATGTGGTGATCCGATGTACACAGACAATGTCCATGACATTGCAGGATATGCAAAATTATTAGAAGAATATTTAATCGACAACCAAGGAGAATGAAATGTCAATAATCGAGGAAGCAAAAAAGAATTTAGGACCAAAACCAGTAACCGTAAATCGTTACCCTGACCGGTTCTATTCAAAAGAAAACTACTGTCATCCTGACAAATGGATAGGTGTACTAGAAGGAAATCATGGCGAAAGATTAAATAAAAACGTCCGTAACAAATACTATCCTAAAATTAATAGCAAACATATTGCTAAAACGCCACTACATGCTATTCGTTGGGCAATAGATACTTATAGCAAAGAAGGTGATACAATTTTAGATCCTTTTGCAGGATCAGGAACAACCGCAATTGAAGCTTTTGTACAAGACAGAAAGTTCGTAGGTGTTGAATATGAATTTTTTGATGAAGTTCTAGTCCCAACCGTTGAGCATTTCTTACCTGAAGCAGCATATTCTATCTTTGAAGGAGATTCGGAAAAACAATTAACTAAGATAAAAGATGAGAGTTGTGCATTAGTTAATTTCTCAAACCCTTACCCTGATGGCGGAGATCATACCACCGGCATCGGAGCAAGTAACAAAAAAGAATATAAAAAGGAAGGTAACTCAGGCTTAATGAAATCAAATGATGCCTACTGGAGAAAGATGAAAGCTATTCAGGATCTATCCTGTCAGAAATTAAAAATAGGCGGACATGCTATCTTTGTTATTAAAGATATGATGAAAAAGAAAGAGGTTTGGCAGCTACATAAAATGCTAGCTGACCTTATGCCAGAGAATATGGAGCACGTAGGCACGATTGCACTGGATCATTACCCTCGATCTTTGTTTATGAACACGTACGAGAAATTTCACGGAGTTAGACCCCCTTTGGAACAAGTCTGCCCAATCTTTAAGAGAATTAAATAATGCAGATAAGAGCTAAAAACTTAAAGGAAGGGATTAACAATTGCCGTCATGCCTTAGCATTATACGGCAAGACTGTTACTACCGAGAACTGGCAAGGAGATAAGTCACCTTTCAAATTCATTGAGATTGTAAATTTGAATTTGGAATGTGTAATGGAAAAGAGTAAAGAAAAATTACAAGACTTATGTGAGCCATTCTTACCTTGGGCAGATGAGCATTTCGAAGAAAGAGTAGGCGGAGTGGCTTTGAACCCACCTCCAACCCATACGAAATGGCTCAGTAGAACAGAGGAATATCTAGAATCGGACTCCAAATTTAGCCATTCATACCCCGAACGCCTCTGGTCCAAGGGCTTACATAAGGGCATAAGATACGAAATTGCCGATCTTAGCGATGCTGTAGAGCTTTTAAAAAAGGATCTACATACACGCCAGTGTTACATTCCTATGTTCTTTCCAGAGGATTTAAGTGCCGCAAATGAAAATAAACGTATACCCTGTACTTTAGGATGGCATTTCTTAGTCCGGGATAACAAGATGCATTGCCAATACCCTATGCGGTCTTGTGATGCATTGAGACACTTTCACAATGATTTGTATTTTGCAAATCTATTGGTACTTTGGATGATTGAACAAGTCGGTGTAGATTTAGAGCCAGGAGCAATACTCTTTTCTGCTACCTCTTTCCATTGTTTTGAGAACGATGTATACGCTTTAAACAAATCAATCCTCAAAAATAAACTAGGAGAATAATATGTGCGGATATTTAATTTATAAGACAGATGAAAAATTACCTGATGAGAAGGTGAGACAATTAACTCAAGCTTTGTCTCATCGGGGACTTGAGACATCAGTATCTAACGAAAAAGGTGCTTTTGTCGTACATAACGTCTTACCCATGACCTCATTGGATAAAACTAAGTACGAACAACCTCTCAGAAAGAGTCGATGGGGAAATGATTTCATAGGTGCATTCTCAGGGGAAGTATTTAACTGGAAGGCATTAAAGAAGAAATACGATCTACCCTCTGAAAATGACTGTCAATTATTTACCGACCTTATGATGGGACCGGAGACAAATAAAAGATTGCATGAGATAGACGGATTCTGGAATTTTGCAGCTATTGATGATGGAAGATTAATCGGTATTGTTGATTACTTAGGCCAAAAGCCTTTGTATTACCGTACCGACATGGAAGCTATATCCAGCGAGCCTCTCGCTTTAAGTTTACTTGGTCCGGTTAAAAGGGATCATTTATTCTTTTCTAGCATTATCCGTTTCGATTATGATGTTACTGGCAGAACTGCCTGGAAGGAAATTAAACAAATGCCTCCTGGCTCTTATTACAGCGAGGGTAGGACTAAGAATTACTGGAACTGGGAAGACGTGGAAGATATAGATCTAGATGAGGGTATCTCCAAATCAGTAAAGATGAGAATGGGAGGAGAACGGGAAGTTGCGATCTTATTGTCAGGGGGTCTTGATAGCTCTATAATCTATGAAGTTGCAACAAGAACAGATTTAGGCATTAAAGCTTTCCATATTGAGAATGGGGAAGAAGATTATGTTAAGTTATTAACTAATAATTATGAAAAAATTGATTTAAGTAATTACTCTGTTAGTAAAGAAGAAGCTATTAGAAGAAATCAAACCCCAGTAGATCTGGGAAGTGTTGTCCCACAGGCACAGCTTGCAAATGCTTTAAAAGAAAGGGGTATACACGTAGTATTATCGGGGGATGGAGCAGATGAGTTATTCTCAGGATATAACCGATCAAAATTCTATGATAGCCAGCACTCTGATGTTTTTAATGAATTGCCTTATTACCATAATCCCAGATTGGATCGAATAATGATGGGATCGGTTGTTGAATTACGAGCTCCGTTCTTAGCATCCTACGTGGTAAAGCACGCTTTAGGCCTTGACTATGACCTTAGAAAGAATAAAAAGTGTCTAAAAACGTTGTTTACGGAGTCCTTGCCTGATGAAATCATCAATAGAGATAAGCTAGCTTTGAAGTCGGAAGAAGTTAAAGGTAAAAGTAAAAGAGAAAATGCAATTGAGAATGTAAAAATTTTTGAAAAAGTGTTTAATTTATAACGAGGAGAAATATTATGTTAAAAAGATTAGAAGAACTTGAGCAATCGTTGATCGAGTATGAAGGTATATGGATTGACAAATGGAGGAACTGTCATACATGTTTTGTTAAATTACCTGTCGTAACACTGGCTTTAGTTTTAGTCATCTGGTGGGCATCGAAATGATGAGGGAAAGTAAGAATCAATATTTTTTAAAAATAGCACAGCTAGTTGCTAGTCGGTCTACTTGTCCACGAAGACCTGTAGGGTGTGTAATCACCAATTCTTATGGCCACATTAAGGCTACAGGCTATAACGGAGTTCCTAGAGGTTTTCCTCATTGTATAAATACTCCTTGTGGAGGGGAGGGGTCCGCCTCAGGTACAAACCTTCAAGGATGCATGGCTACCCATGCTGAACAAAATGCATTGCTTCAGTGCGATAACACGATGGAGATTGATACAATATATCTAACGACATCACCTTGCATAACCTGTGCTAAGTTAATCGCTAACACAAGTTGTAAGATGGTAATGTATTCAGAAAAATATACCGACACTTCCGGTATTGACATGTTAACGAAACTGGGGATTAAAACAAGATATGAAGGAATCGACGATAGAGAAAAAAGTAAGTGAATATGCCAAAACAAAAGGATGGCTAAGTTATAAATTTGTATCACCTTCAAACCGAGGTGTACCGGATAGGATTTATATCAAGGGAGGGGAATGTATTTTTATAGAATTTAAAGCACCTAAGAAGAAGCCTACAAAATTACAAGATAAAATTATTGAACGGATTAGAAATGAAGGAATCTTGGTATATATCATCGATAATGTTGATGAAGGTAAAAATATTTTTATCAAATAGGGTTTACAAATAGTCAAACTATGATATAATGGCCCTAACATCAACAATTATGAAGATGTTAATAAAAGGATAAAACGATGAAAATCTATAATGTTAAAAAGGAACAAGGACGTAAATCAAATCGATACTGCGGACCTTCAGCCATCTCAGCTCTAACCAATATTGATACCGCAGATACTGCTAAAGCCCTTAGGGATTATACCGGAAGAAGAATGATAACCGGAGTTTCAGAAGGCGATCTATTAGATGTACTCTTCCATGATTACAAGATAACTTATCAGATGCAATATTGGGGTGGAGGAGAAGCTACTAATAAAAGACCAACATTAGCAAAATGGTTAAGGGATACAGTTAAAGAAAGAACCAAAGGCAGAGTCTTTTTAATT